TGGCGGACGGAGAAGCGGTGGGCTTACTACGACAAGCAGAACTTCCGGTTGTACCGGCAGGTTTCGACTGGTGGGGAGACGGGCGCGGTTGAGTTGATCGACGAAGGGGTGCATGGGCTAGCGAAGCTCGGACGGGTGCCGTTGTTTGGGCTGCGGATTCCAGAGGGGTTGTGGATGGTGAATCGGGCGGGGTCGCTGCAGCTGGAGCACTTCAATAAGTCGAATGCGTTGTCTTGGGCGCTCACTATGGGGCTGTTTGCTATGCCGGTGGTTTACTCCGAGAGGGAGTGGAGCCAGATGGTGGGGGAGAGTTACTACATTCAGCTCGGGCCAGAGGATCGGTTTGGGTGGACTGAACCCGAAGGCAAGGTCTATCAGATTGCGGCGGACAACCTGACTAGCTTGCAAGAGGAGATTTATCGGGTCTGTTATATGCCGCAGGCTGGTGGGCCGTTGGGGCAGGGGGGGCGGCAGTCGGGGGTTAGTAAGCAGTTGGACTCTTCGATTACGCAGGAGGTGCTGCGGGCTTATGGGGACGCGGTGAAGGATCAGGTGCGAAGGGTACTGAAGGCGATTGATGCGGCTCGCGAGGATGGGCTGGCGATTGGGGTGGGCGGGCTGGATGAGTTCGATATTACGGACTTTGCTGTCGAGGTGGATGACGCGCAGAAGTTGCTGGGGCTGGGGGCGGAGTCTAGCACTTTGAAAAAAGAGGTGCAGAAGAAATTGGCGCTGAAGTATTTGGCGGATGCCCGGCAGGATGTGAAAGACAGAATCGTGGCGGAGATTGAAGCCAATGGATGACATTCGGGAGATCGTGATGGCTGTCGTGCAGGAGTTCATGCCGCAGAAAAGCGAGCTGGATGAAGAGCGCAAGAGGCGGGAAGGGCTCGAAGCGCGCGTCGGGGAGTTAATGGCGCGGGCGGAAGAGGCGGAGCGGAGCGCGGCGGTGCGGGCGGAGTTGCAGCGGCAAGGGGTCGCGAAATTGGATTTGGCTTATAAGGCGATTCGGGATGAGATTCATCGCGGCGAGGATGGAACGTTGATCGATCAGGGTGGCGGGGGGATGCGGGAGCATGTGGAACAGTTCGTGAAGGAGAATCCGGAGCTGCTGCCGGCTCGGCTTGCGGGTGGGTCGGGCGCGGGTGGCGGGCAGAGGAGCTCGCCGGGGGAAGCGCCGGTGGAGTTGGAGAAGATTCGTCCGGGGATGAGTCCGGAGGAGTTGAACAGGGTACGGCAAGAGATCGCACGAGTGGCGTCGTTAACGCTGCGCGGGTGGTAGAGGAGAGAGAAATAGATGGCGACAATTACTTCAGCAAATGTGGCGAGCGCGATTGTAAAGCTAGTGGCGGCGGATGCACTGCCGGCGTTGATGGGGAACCTGGTGATGGGGAACCTGGTCAATCGCGACTACGAACCGTCGCTGGCGCAGGCGGGGGATACGATTAATGTCCCGATTCCGCCGACGCTGGTGGCCAATAACATCGCCGAGGGCGGCACGGTGACAACGCAGAATCCGAGTCTGGGAAATGCGCAGATTGTACTGAACACGCATGCGGAAGCCACGTTCCTGGTGCCGGACGTGACGAAGATCCTGGCGGTGCCGGATCTGTTGAAGCTGTACATGCAGCCGGCGGTGGTGGCTTTGGCGGAGCGGATCGAGAGCGATCTGCTGGGGCTGTATGCGCAATTTAGCGCGCTGACTCCGGTGGGAACGGGTGGGACGGCGTTGACGGAAGCGGTGGTGGACTCGGCGGAAACGGCGTTGTTCAATACCAAGGTTCCGGCTAGCGCTTCGAAGTATTTGGTGGTGGATGCCAACGCTTACTCGGCGCTGCGGCAGATTCCGCGGTTCAGCGAGTACAACTCGGTGGGCGAGGCGGGGCTGCGGGTGATCGTCGATGGGGCTGTGGGGAAGATGAAGGACTTCTACATTTTTCGCTCGCAGTTTGTGGCTAAGACGGGGAGCAGCCCGGTTACAACGCATAATTTGGCGTTTTCGAAGAATGCGATTGGGTTGGTGGTGCGGCGGTTGCCGCAGCCGTTACCGGGGACGGGGGCTATTGCGGAGTATGCGGAATTGGGGAACTTTGGCATGCGGGTGACTATGAGCTATCAGCCGAATACTCTGGCGCAGCAGTTCACTGTGGATGTGCTGTATGGGGCGGGGGTGCTGCGGAATAATTTCGCGGTGCAGGTTAATAGTTAGCGAGGGGTTGACGTTCGACGACTGGGGCGGGCCTTTGGGCTCGCCCTTTTTATTTGAGGGGGGACTGATGGCACTGCTGACGGATGGGAATCCTAACGATACGGAAGGGCTGCGGGTGTTTGAGTCGGCGATTTTGGATGTGGCGCATGTCGAGGGGATCGATCTGAACGCTAAGTTGTGTCTCGCCACGGAAGAGGTTTCGGAGGACGTGTTGGATTTGTTGTTGGGACACGCGTCTCACGTGACGCGGCGTGCGTTGGGGGTTTCGGACGTCGTGGTTACGCCGCAGATGAAGCGGTGGCAGGCGCTGCATACGCTGGCGGTGGTCTACCGGGATGCTTACAACAATCAATTGAACGACCGGTATTTGAGTAAGTGGAACGAGTACCGGGAGCTGGCGCGGGGAGCTCGGGAGCGCACTTACGGATTCGGCATTGGTTTGGTGGCGGCGCCGATTCCGCGTGCGGGGGCGGCGGTGCTGGGAATGGGCGCGGGGGCGCTGGCGGGGGCGGTTTATTACGCGCAGGTGAGTTGGGTTTCGGCTGCGGGGCAGGAGGGGAGCGCTAGTTTCTCGACGAACTCTCAGACTAGCGATAACAGCGCGTTGACGGTGGCGGCGGGGAGTGCTCCGGCGGTGGCGGTGGGGTGGAACGTTTATGTGGGGCTGACGGATTCTACGGTGATGCTGCAGAATAGTGCGCCGCTGGGGATTGGGGCGACTTTCACGCTGCCGGGGTCGGGGTTGGTCGGGGGACGTGGTCCTGGGGATGGGCAGGCTCCGGATATGTACGTTACGGGCGGACGGATTCTGGGGCGGGGGTAGCAGTCATGGCGCAGGCGGCTAGTATTGCGGCGGGGAAAGTGGTGGAGATGCTCACGGACTCGGTTGCGGGGCTGGGGCGGGTGTTGGCGGACATTGCTATGAACGCGGGAGTGGAACTGGCGGGGATCAATGTGATTGCGCAGAATGCTCCCGTGGCGTTGATGGAGAAGAGTTCCGCGGTGAAGTACCCGGTGGTGCTGGTGTATTCGGACCGGGTGCAGAACTTGTTGATCGAGAAGTTCCGGAATTTTTCGGGGAAGGTGCGGACGGTGGCTGAGGTGAGGGCTTCGCAGGATCGCATCGAGGGACTGGAAGAGAGACTGCGGTTGTATGTCGACGCGGTTACGCAGGTGTTGGATGCGAACCGTGGGGATTGGGGACAGGGGATGTTTTTTACGGGCGGGTACGAGGTGAAGTTCGATCCGGTGCAGCATGGCGGGCGGAATGTTTTGCAGGTGGCCAAGGTGATTTTCGAAGTGGATTTGTCGAGTTAAGAAGGGCTGGATTTAATGTCGTGCTACGTATCGTCGAACAATAATCGGTTTTTTGTGGCGCTCGAGACTGCGTATGGGACAGTGCCGGCAGCCACTGGGCAAAATCGAATTCCGGGGGTGAAGCTGGCGGCGCGGCAAGTGCTGGAGCAGAACTCGCGCCGGGACAAGTCGGGAAGCCGGACGTTTGTGGGGTTGCCGAATCAGATTCGCAAGCGGACGGCGTTTCAACTCAACACTTTTATGACGGACTGGGTGAGCGGGCAGGCGGCTCCTGGGCATGGGCCGTTGTTTCAAGCGGCGATGGGTGGGACTCCGCTGGCGTTCGCGGGTGGAACGGTGGCGACTACGAGTGCTACTACGCAGATTGTTTTTTCGGCGGCGCACGGATTGAGCGTCGGGCAGGCGGTGGCGAATGCGGGCGAGATTCGATTTGTGGCGGGGATTCAGGACTCGACTACTGTGTTCTTGGTCGCGCCGTTTACGGGCGGGGTGGCGGCGGGAACGGTGTTGGGGGCGACCTTGACCTATCCGTTGGGTAGCGATTTGGGGAGCGTTTCAATTTTTGATTATTGGGATCCTAGCGACGCGGTGCAGAGGATTGTGAACGGGGCGGCGGTGGATTCGCTGAAGGTCAAGGTGAACGGTGACTATCAGGAGTTCGTGTTTGCGGGTCCTTCGCAGGATTTGCTGGACAGTGCGAGTTTCACTAGCGGGCAGGGTGGGTTGACGCAGTTTCCGGCGGAGCCGTCGAGTGTGGGGTTCGACTACACGATCGTGCCGGGGCATTTGGGGCAGGTGTGGATGGGGGCTACTCCGGCACAGTTCTTTACGTTGACGGCGGCGGAACTGGGTTTGAGTAACAACGTGCAATTGCGGGTGAAAGAGTTTGGTAGTGATTTTGCACGGTGCATTGCGGCGGGGGAGCGGCAGGTGAATCTCAACTTCAGCGTGTTTGAGATGGTGGATGCGCAGACGCTAGGGTTGTACCAGGCGGCTCGGCAGCGGTCACCGATTTCGGTGATGTTGCAATTGGGTCAGCAGAGCGGGCAGTTGTTTGGGGCGTACATGCCGGCGATGGTGCCGGAGGTTCCGCAGTTTGACGATTCGGAGACGCGGCTGCAGTGGAAGTTTCAAAACAGCCGGGGACAAGGGGCCGTGAATGATGAGCTCTACATCGCATTCGCTTAAGGTGGAGGCGGCACATTCGTTCGACAGCGCGGTTTGGTTCGACGCGGTGTCGGCCGAGGGCGTTAGATTCGCGATTGCGCGGTTGACGTTTGGGCGGCGGTTGGATTTGGCGCGTCGGATACGGGAGATCGGACGGCGGGCGGAGTTTTTGGCGGCGGGCGCGGATGCTCGCGACAAGTTGGAGGCGGCGGTGGTGGGGGCGGAGGTGGATCGGACGTATCTGGAGTGGGGGCTGCTGGCTATCGAGGGGTTGACCATCGACGGGGAGGCAGCGACTCCGTTGGCGGTGGTGGAAAAAGGTCCGCTGGAATTGGCTACGGAGATTTTGGGGCGCGTGAAGGCGGAGTGCGGGTTGAGTGAGATCGAAAGAAAAAACTGATCGTCGCATTCCATTTTCTGAGTGGGAATCAGGCCGGGTGGAAATGCGAGCCATGCAGACGGCAGGGGTTGGAGGGGACGCGGCGGTGCGGGTTCATTGCGGAGGAGCAACGCGGGGCGCGGAGAGTGGTGTGGGCGCGGGGGCGGGCTGCGACGGAAGAGTGTCCGCGGTCTTGGGTGACGCCGGAAAGTGTGGTGTGGGTAGAGTGGTATTTCGCTTGGAAGAGTTTTGGCGGGGGCGGGCTGGCGGCGCTGGGGGCGAAGGAGGCGGACGTGATGTTGACGCTCGAGAAAGAGTGGCGGGAGGCGAGGAATGGCAACCAACAGGACTTCTGAGGGGCTGGTGAGTTTGCTGACGGCGAGCGGGCTGGGTTGGGACTCGCAGCTGACTGGTATTGCGGATCAACTGCAACAGCAGCAGTCGATCAATGACTCTTTGATGCAGCAGACGATTGCGGCGATGACGCAGCCGGTGAGCGATGCAGGGGGTGGTGTGTCGGGGAGCTCGATTCTCAGCACGATCGGGGGAGTATTGGGCGGCGGGTTGGGGATTGCACCGCTGATTTCTGGGCTCGCGGGGTTGTTTGGAGGTGGGGGCGATGAGAGCGTGCTGGCGGGGCTGCCCAATTATATGGCTCCGCTGCCTATCCATATCGATGCGGGGTTCAGCGAAGGTGGAGGCGGGGTTTATGGTGTGGATACTGCGCAGGGCGGGGCGCCGAGGGCGATGACGAGTTCGCCGGCGGCGCATATTACGGTGCAGGTGCAGGCGATGGACAGCTCGTCGTTCTTGGATCACAGCCAGGATATTGCGCTGGCGGTGCGGCAGGCAATGCTGCAATCTACTGTGTTGAACGATGTGATTCGGGACGTGTAGCGTGGCGACATTTCCAACACTAAAAACGGGGGCGGTGGCGCAGTATGGGTCGAGCCGGACGCGCGAGTTCTCTACGCAGGTGTTCCGGTTTTTGGACGGGACGGAGCAGCGGTTTCAGGAATACGGGGGACCGTTACGGACTTGGACGATTCGGTTGAGTTTATTGGATGAGGCGGAGCTGACGGCGTTGGAATCGTTTTTTGCATCGCAAGGCGGTAAGGCGGGGACCTTTGCGTTTGCCGATCCGTGGGACGGGGCGGTGTATGCAAATTGCAGTTTCGGTGACGATCAACTGGCATCGCAATATGCGGAGTCGGCGCGCGGGGCCGCGAGTGTGACGGTGAAGGAGAACCGGAGCTGATGTTATTTTTTCCGCAATTGACTACGGGGGCGGCGGCGCTCTTTCCGGTGATCAAGCAGGGGCAGCGGCGAAGTGTGGTGAATACGTTGGCGGGCGGGAACACTGTCGCGTATGCCGATCCGGATGCGGTGCTTGCGGGCTGGCAGTTGCGGGCTACGGGGCTGACGCTGGCGGAGTGGAATGCGATCGAGGGATTGTTTCAGCAGACGTCGGGGATGGCGGGGACGTTTACGTTTTTGGATCCGGTGGGGAATCTTTTGCTGCAGAGTGAAAATTTTGGCGCGGGGGCTTGGACGAAGGGCGCGCTGGTGGCGCTGACGGCGGGAACCGGCGATCCGTTAGGGACTACGCGGGCTACGGGGCTGGTGAACGCGGGGGGAGCGGTGGCGGGGTTGGCGCAAGTACTTAACGTGCCTGGGAATTTTCAATATTGTTTGAGCGTTTGGGTTCGCAGTACGTCGGGGTCGGCGGTGACGTTGGTGGTGGCGAATGTCAGTAAGAGTTTCGCGGCGGGAACGCAGTGGCGCAGAGTTTTTCTCTCTGCGAATCCGGGGATGACGGGGGCGACTACGGTCTCTTTCGGGGTGACGGTTGCGGTGGGCGGGTCCGTGCAGTTGTTCGGGATGCAGGTGGAGGCGCAGATGGGGCCGTCGGATTACAAGATCACCGGTGCGGTGGGCGGGGTGTATCCGAAGGCGCGGTTTGGCTCGGACCAAATCACGGTGACGGCGCAGGGCACTGACGTTTACGACGCGGTGATTCAAATTGTGAGCGCGGGGAGTTAACGATGCCGACGATCGATCAGTTCAAAGAGCAGGAGACGCCACCGACTCCGCTGTTCATTTTCGATTGCGTGCTGGCTTCGGGGAACACGGAGCGGTGGAGCACGCATGCGGTCACGGTGGGCGGGTACGTGTATGCGGCGCGGCTGCTGAAGCACAATCTTTCCGCTTTGGTGGCGTCGTCGGACGAGGGGCTGGATGGGGCGCAGAAGATTTCGGTCACGCTGGCGAATGCGGATTCGCACTTTTCGCAGATCGAACGGGAAACGGGGTTTCGCGGTGGGCAGGTGACGATCCAGTTTCTGTTTTACGATTTGACGGCGAATGCGTCGGCTTCGGAGGGGCGCGTCATATTCCGCGGGATCGGTAGCATGGCGGATGAGATTACGGAATCGACGTTCCGCGTGGGCTTCACGAATCGGCTTAACCTGCAAAGGATTATTTTGCCGGAGGCGCGCATCGAGAGGCAGTGTCCGTGGTCGTTTCCTTCTACTGCTGCGCAGCGGGCGGAGGCGTTGAGTGGGGGCGCGAAAGGGAAGTATTCGGCGCTCAATCGCTGCGGATATTCGGCGGATCAGACGGGCGGCGTGGGGAATTTGAACGGGTCGGTGGTGTTCACTAGCTGCGACTATACGCGCACGGCGTGTGTGGCGCGCGGGATGTTCGATGCCGATACGGCGAGTCACGCGACGCGCAATTTCGGCGGGATTGAATTTGTGCCGGCGCAGATTCAGGTGCGGAGTTTTGGCGAGAGTGGGACGCATCTGTCGTCGCTAATCGATAACCAGGCGCGGTATAACGATTTCGTTCCGCTGGTGTATGGGACCGCGTGGTACAAGCCTCCGATTACGTTTGCGCGCAATGACGGCAACTTGACGCACATGGAAGTGCTGTTGGGGATGGGCGAGATCGCGGACGTCGTCAAGGTGTTGGTGAACGGGGTGGAGATTCCGCAGGGGCAAAGCGGCAAGAACATGACGGCGACCGGGTGGTTTGATCTGGTGACTCCGGGGACGCGGAATGGAGCGTTCAATCCTGATTTTCAGGATTCCGCGGGGC